TATGTAATTTTTCCAGAACTGATCAGAATGGGTATATTCCTTCACTGTGCAATGGGCCAATTCATGAATGAGTACATGGAAGACGTCGTTCACAGTTCCATCTAGGCACACGACAATTTCCGCACCCTTGTTTGTGTTGTAGCCCACACTCTCCTTCATTCGTTGCATTCCTGTGAGGGGCACGGGGGTCGTGAGCATCCGGTACTTTTCATTCTTCGTTTCGATGATGTGATCGCGAAGTTTCTTGTATCGTTGCCTTACTTCCATGAGGACTGACGGTTCACGTGTCATTTTGAGAATAAAAAGATTTATGACAATAAGTAAAGCCAGAGCTATCATCTGTTATAGACAAAGATAAATTTGCTATACAATTCTGAGATGGGATTTCCTGAGAGTCCCTCCCAAAGTTGTAATCTAAATCCCAGATCTTCCAAACCGGTGACCAGGTGATCCTTGTATGCTACTGGTTCAGATTTTGGTCCTTCTGCGTAATATGGTGTGTCAGCCAGATGTACGAACAATTTTTCACCAAAGCCACCATTTCCATGCTCTTTCAGTTTGAAAAAGGTACCAGTATCATCTTGGTATGGTGTTTTGAAGATGATCTTTTCTGAATCTGGTATGATACCTATGAGAAGACCACCAGGTTTCATACGCTTCTTGATTTCCCTGATTGAACTCATAAACAATCCTCTTGACCCAAAGATGTAATGAAGTGAAAAATTGAAGCACACGATGTCAAATTTTCTGTTTGGACAGTTGTGGATGTCACCCTCATAAAAATTCACCCGCATGTGCATATTCTTCGCCCTTGACCGAGCCTCTTCAAGAGCATCTGGTTCTGGATCACACATATTTATATTGACACCACACTTTGACCATTTCTGAAGATCTCCACCAAAACCACAACCAACATCGAGGATGTGTTGACCCTCACGGGCGACACTCTGTATGAGACTCCTCTTGGCATCGTTGTGATTCTTTCGAATCTCTTCCATGTCACCTTAAGGAAGTATAAGATGTATATCTTTAGGTTTTACCACAGAACTTAGGCTCCAATTGAATAAATTGTAGTATACAGAACCTGTACCTTCCATAAATTTATGTCGCTTCAGATTTTCTACATCTTCACCAACATCCAAAGTATTGAAAACATGAAAACCCAAATTCTTTGCGATTAGAAATGCGTCGTTATATATGTCACCCACAATGAAAAATCGATAAGCTTGTTTTACCACATCTGTTTCATCTGTCCGTGCATAAGAGATGTCATAGAATGAAATAAAATCATCCGTTTCATCGTTCACGTATGAATGTATGGGTAACAACCAATCTCTCACATAATTATCGTCGATGTGGGGTGCTATTTTAAAATCTCTTGTATACCTTTTTAAAATTCTAACAACTTTTGAAATGTCCTTTGATTCCATTTTTCTCCAGAGTCTTTTACAAGGTCCATGAATCTCGTAATATTTTTCACGAGGACGGTTTGTGTTAAAAAATCCAGTCTTGATGAGTTTCTTAACATCGAGAAATCTATGTAAAAAGTGTGATTTTGCTACAGATCCCTTGACATCTCTTTCATATGTAGCAATACCCTGCCAAATACCTTTCATATTTGCACGTCGAACAGTTTCTTGTACGAGAAATGGTGTAAATCCAAATTTTCGACATCCCCAATGTACACATAAAAAGTTTGCTTGTGCAAATGTCAATACTTTATCTTCTACACGGAGTTTGATTGGTACGTAAGTCGAATACCCAACAATTTCATCACAATCTGATCGAATCACTATATGTTCTCCTGATACCCAACGCATAATTTCAAGTGTATAGTCTAATTTGAATGTATCATCCTCATCGTAGTAATGTTCAGATAAAAACGCATACGCTTCTTCATCTGTGCACGTTGACCAAGTGAAATCATCTGGAAGCTTTTGTGGTTCTTTTGCAATCGTTCGAGATGAATCAATTTCACCCGGTTTTACATCCTCATCTGGTACGGGTTGTGTACACCAAAAGTCTGACATACGATATATTTACTATTGGCTTAAAGTTTTAAGCACTTACATAAGTATAATGTCTCTTGAACAAGATTACACTACCGTCCCTGGTCAGATTTTTGCCTGCCTCTCCGTCGTCGGCCCAGATGCACCCCAGAAGACTGATAAGTTTGGTATCAAGATTCGTGGTGCGTTCGGGACTCGTGACGAGGCGGCTAACCATGCAAAGCGTCTTCAGAAGGAGGATCCCACTTTCGACATCTACGTCGTAGACATGTACAAGTGGCTTCTCATCCCCCCAGATTCTTCCAAGATTGAGGATGTTCACTACACGAACGACAAGCTTGAGGAGATCATGACCGGTTACCGTGAGAACCAGGCACAGGCTGCTCGTATGTTCCAGGAACGTAAGCAGGGAATGATGGATACGAAGATTGGTTACACGGCTGGTGATGAGAACTCCAGGTTTTACACCAAGCCTGACGAGGCGCCTATTTCTCACCCTGCCGAAGTACTCGAGCGTCTCAAGAAGGAAAAGCCGGATACTCCTATGGAAGAGCTTGTCAAGGAAGCTGATGCGATCGTCGCAAAGGAGATGGAGGAGCGTCAGAAGAAGCGCGAGGCTGAGGCTGAGGCTTCGACCGATGGAAAGATGGAGGAAATTAAGGAGGATGGGGAGTCGGTCTAAGCAAAAAAAACACCTAATTACCCTTTGTCTAAAAATAACGTATCACTGTTTTTAGATAAAAATATTCATATATAATAAACGAAATGTTCCGGATTATCATCACGATACTCCTCGTAGGAGCTTTCTTTATTTTGTTTTTTAAACCGAAATATAATTTAAAAAGCAAAACAGTTTCAGAGCCAGAAGCTTCGACGACTGCTGGTTTCATTGAGGATACAGATGATGCGTTTATCATTCCTACATATCCAACTCAACTCATTAAAATGGGTGAGTCAGGAAATATTAAACCTATTTATGGTGATATAGGGACTTTTGTCGCCTATTCAAGTGTACCGGAGGATCACTGGCTGCATGGTTTTCCCCATAAAAAAGCCTAAAAGGAATACTGCAAATGCTATAATCCAAGTCGACTTATCAATACTGGAGAGAAAATCATTCTTGTCTGACTGTGATGGAGGAGGGGGTGGAGGGGGGAATGAATGTGGAACTTGCATATTGTAGTCGTTGTAATATTGCTGTTCTTCCTGAACAGTGTCATCCATCTTTTCATTATTTAAAGGATCAACGGATGGGTCATAATCAATTGGGTTTCCAATGTCAGTCTCCATTTCTAATTTTACCATTGTTTTTTTTAAGCGTCTTCTGACTCACTCTCATCATCCACGACGAAGTCTTTGAGATTACCATTTTCATCCATCTCGTCTTCGTCGTCGTCTTCATCTGAGGTATATTCCTCTTCATCTTCTGTGTCAAGGTCAGAATCAAAGTCTGTATCATGATCATCTACGGCATAATCGTCCACCAGATCTGTTTCAGTTGGTTGAAATGTAACAGGCTTCTTTATCAGACGCCCAGTTCGTGTCTTATACATTTTGGGTATATAGAGAAATTACTGTTTAAGTACCTTTACAATGTCTGTATTTAAGACGTGTGTTCTTGGTGTACCTCGTTTACATTTTGGACACTTCTGTGTAATCTCCTTCCCTTTAATCATATACGACATCGAAACATCTTCGTGTACACCCCGAATCGTTTCACAGTATTTTGAGCTTGTGAGAGCTATGAAGTGTGTCTTATTTTTTTCAATCTTAACGACTTGTGTTCCTTCTGGGGCTTTCATATTTTTCGTTATGAACATTTCTAGGGGTTTCTTGATACTACCATAACCGATCGCAGGCTTTTCAATACGTTTCTTGATTTCTGGGCAGTACTTCATTTGTTCTTTTTTGGGATACAGGCGGTCAGTAATGTTTGGAGTGAGAAGGTGTCTACGCCCACAAAAGTCTTTACAGAACCCATCTCGTCTTCCCCAAAGTGTCTCACACCTACAAAAACATTTCTGGATAATTTCATTTCCACTGATGATAAACCATACATGATTGGATCCATGTTCACGCTTCAGGTTTTCACAATATTTTGAGTTTGTCGAGGCAAGGAAGGTTTGTTTATGTTTGAAGAGTTTGGTGATGTACGAATTTTGTTGACCTTCCAAATGTTTGCGAACATATTCTTGTATAAGTCCTTTCGTTTCTTCATCATGGAGTTCATCCTTTGTTTGTTCGTTCGAAAATGTACCCTCTTTTACCACGACTGATGGAGGTTCTACGTGTGTCGTTTGGGGTTTATCCGTACGAACCGCTGACATTTTAAGAATCTCAACACTCGGGGTTTGATCGATTTGAATAATTGTACTGAGAGG